TAATGTAAACAATGGCGAATCCAATACAAACTAATCAATTGCTATTAAATGTAATTCGAAAAGTCGCGTTAGGACACTAGTCTGGCTAGAAACTGTTGTGTCCCAAGGGGTTTCTGGATACCTCTAGTAAGGTCTAGGTACAGTTTGTTCGTTGTGGACAGTGCAGTGTCGGGTGTAGACAGTCTGTTTGATTGGTCTAGACCTGTGGTCGGATACCCTACCGGGGTATGGTACCCTCAAGATCACTGGATTAATCGTGCTGGAGAGTGAATATTCAGAGCCGTAGGAGTATGTCCGTGACGGTTGCGTTGTCCGGAGCTGCTGCTAGAGCGTAGGCGATGAGGCTAGCGTCTGTGTAGGTGGCGGCTAGCACAGTAATTTGACGATATGCGGCTACGGTTATTCCTTGTTTGAGGAGTTTATGAGTAGTAACTGCAATGTCGAATTCCCAAACGGTGTCCATTACACACCTTGTGGTTGGTAAGAATGCATGATCAACTAGATTTGAATAGCGTGACCCTGCCGAAGAGGGCGGCGAGTCGTGAATTTTTCACTGGATATTTTTTATTTTTAAAATTTATTTTCGAGCCCAAAGAATTGGTTAGCGATCGTTAACCCATTTATTTTTATGGATTGTTGGTGAATGCATTTGATAATGTGTTCCCCCATTTAATTCATTCAAGGGTCGGCTAAGGGTCAAAAGGGCAGGCACTTGCAACTACCTTTTTATCGGACCTCGCATGTTGCAGTATAGAACCCCTGCCCTTTCGACCCTCTCCCTGCCCTTAGAATACATTCACCTACTTAATAGATATACCCCGGTATCCATTCACTCCATCCACACGAATAATGCGAACCGGGTATTGCATTCCCTCAACAGCTGCCATTGTGAATGCTTCATAAAACCTTTGTGCACTCATCTGCATAAAACCATTCTGCGCAGCCCACGTGGTGTATGCATTGTATACTTCTGTGCGTGGTACAAAAGTGGTATCATGTGGGTGTTTGCTTTCTAACCTATCTTCTATGAACCCACGCATAGGGTCAGCCGACCGTTTGAAATCCGCAGTGGCGTTGGCGACGGAACGCGGGATAGCGAACGAACCGCGTTGCATGACTTGCTGCAACCCCCCTACGGCCATGCGCAGTAGGCCCTGTAAATTCGCCTGAGCCGTCAAACGGTCGATCAGACGGACATCAGCGCGCCCGGCCGGGAAAAACCGGGAGAACGGCACCACGAGCCAACGGGAGAAGAAACCTTCAGTGGTATCCCTAGCGTCTGATTGCGGCCAGTGTGTACACTCGCCGATTTATGGCAGACCTTTCCCCCAAACTCCGAAGAGACCTTATCCATGCAATAGCTAGTAAGGAAGGTAACGCGCTATACATTTCAAGGAAGTTTGATAAGCCTGTCGCTTGGCTTAAGAAGTTTGTGGAAGATAATAAGGAAGCACTAGAGGAAGCTAGAGAAGCACTATCCAAAGAAGACCAAGAGCCCACTCCTACGGAGCTTGGGGAGCTTTGGATAAGCAACAAGACAGAAAGACTTAGACGCTATCAAGCAATAGCGGATGAACTGTTTAAAGAATCAATGGCTGACCCTACGGACGCAACCACATTAAGGGAATTCCGTAGCTACCTGGTAGCTGCTGCTAATGAGCTTGGCCAACTACTCCATAGAGGATCGGGCGAAGTTAATCCTGATGACACGTTAGGTGTGGATATTGTAGGTGTTGATTTGGATAAGTTGAGGTAGCCATGGTTAATACGCTATCAAGTAAACGTAAGGCAACAGGGACCAAGCATATTCACAGATATGAACCGAGAGGAGGATGCAAAGAAGCGTTTGAGTCCACAGAGGAAGAGATCTTAGTAAGTGGTCCAGCCGGTACAGGCAAGTCGCGAGCTTGTCTTGAAAAGATCTACCTAGTGTGCTTGATGACTCCCAATGTTCGCGCTTTGATTCTTCGTAAAACGTTGCGTTCTCTCGGTTCTACTGCTCTTGTGACGTGGCGAAATTGGGTGGTTAAAGAAGCGTTATTGACTGGTGATGTTGTCTACTATGGAGGGTCCAGCGAACAACCGCCCCAGTACCGTTTTAAGAATGGCTCTTCCGTCACCATTGGTGGTCTAGACCAGCCCACCCGGATCATGTCATCCGACTATGACATCATCTATATCCAGGAAGCAACCGAGATCACGCTTGATGATCATGAAATGTGCACGACTCGGCTTCGCAACTGGACACTCCCATTTCAACAGTTGATTATGGACTGTAACCCGGCCGGGGATAAGCACTGGCTAAAGCGGAGAGCTGATGACAGAGCTACCAGTCTGATCGAATCACGGCACGAAGACAACCCGCGACTGTTCAATGTGGACGGAACGAAAACTCGTGAAGGCGAAAAGTACATCGCCATTCTCGATAAGCTCACCGGGGTGCGCTACCTCAGACTCCGTCTTGGTAAATGGGTTAGTGCTGAGGGCATTATTTACGAGGAATTCGATCGAGCAACCCATGTGCTACCTTGGTCTTATGACGATGAGGGTAACCGACTCGCTCTGCCTTATGAGTGGCCGCGTTTCTGGTCAATAGACTTCGGATACGTACACCCGTTTGTGTTGAAGTGTTACGCATTAGGTCCAGACGGGGAATTGTATATGTACCGTGAGATCTACATGACTGGTCGCACGGTACAAGAGCATGCTGCAACGATTATGAATGAAGTAACCAGAGTTAAGAAAGTTGAATGGATTGATCATTTTAATAAGGTAACTAGATTCCGTGAGGAGATTGAATGGATCGAACCACAACCACAAGCAGTTATCTGTGATCATGATGCTGAAGATAGGCGTACATTCGAGAAAGCAACAGGCTTACCTACCATTCCAGCAATTAAGAAAGTGAATGCTGGAATTAACGCAATGAAGGAACGTCTCAAGGTTGATGAGAATGGCTTGGCTCGCTTGTACTATATGGAGGATGCCCTAGTTGAACTTGATCAATCTCAAAAGGACAGTCTACTTCCGACGTGCACAGTAGACGAACATTCCTCGTACGTATGGAAGACAAACAGTGATGGTAGGAAACTTGATGAACCAGTGAAGCGAGACGACGATGGGGAGGATACAGACCGGTATATGGTTGCTTACTTTGACCTTAGAGGAATAGCGCGCGCAACACAGATCTAGAACTAGTCCTGATTAGACTAACCAAGGAGAAGGAAATGGCTACAGTGGAAGGTAACCCTAGTATTCTACAGTTCTTTGCTTGGAAGATTGGCAAGGCCCTTGACACCAAAGCTAGGAAAGAAAAGCGCGTGCGATCCTTTGTGGAAGCTTCTATCCGGGTGCTGCTGCATGTCGTTGGATTTTCGTGCTTGACAATTGCTGGGTTTTACTGGCATGTTATCGCTGGTTTGGTTGTGGCCGGTATCTCATGTTTCGTGATGGCTGAGTTGCTCACCCAATCCGACCAACCGCCGAACGACCGTCCGAACCAGACTCGATAGGACTAGACCATGCGCAATTTGATTTCTGCCCTCAGCGGCACTTTGTCGCGTGGCAGCACCCTTCGTAACGACACTCCTGTACCCCAATCATCTAATCGGTCTGGTTTGTTTGATACTAGTGGTGAGTTACCGATGGGGGAGGCGGCTTATCAAGCCTACGGCTCAGTTGGCACATTGTTTGCCATTGTCACACAGATTACGAATGCATTTGCTAGTGTTGAGTGGCATTTGTACCGTAAGACTTCTGTACGAGACAAAGCGCGGCGCACTGAGGTAATGACCCACGGATTTCTAGACGTATGGAACCGGCCCAATTACTTTTATACGGGTCGGTATTTTCGTATGTGCTGCCAGCAACATCTAGACCTAGTAGGTGAGACCATTATTGTCCTGGTTCGCGTTGGCGGATATGTAATTGAAATGTGGCCAGTGCGACCTGATCGAGTTAAGCCTGTCAAGCACCCTAAGAAATTTCTCACTGGGTATATCTACACTGGACCAGATGGAGAGGAAGTGCCGCTAGCCCTTGAAGATGTAATCCAGATTAAGTATCCAAACCCAGCCGATCCGTATCGCGGAATGGGACCAGTTCAAACGGCAATGTACGATTTGGACGCTGCACGATACTCGGCTCAGTGGAATAGGAATTTCTTCATCAACGGTGCGCAACCTGGTGGCGTGATTGAAGTTGATTACGTAATGGGGGATCAGGAATGGAAAGCATTTCTTGACCGTTGGAATGAACAACATCGTGGGGTTGCCAATGCTCATCGTGTAGCAGTGCTGGAAAATGCACATTGGAAAGATACGAAGTTCAGCATGGAAGATATGCAATTCGTACAACTTCGTGAATTGCCACGCGAAATCATTAGAGAAGCATTTGCATTCCCCAAGCCAATGCTCGGAACTGTTGACGATGTGAACCGAGCCAACGCGGATGCTGGAAAAGACATCATGGCGGAAGGGCAAACGATCCCACGTCTGTCCCTTTGGAAGGATGCGATTAATAACTTCCTTCTGCCACAATTTGCCAATGGTAAAACTCTTGAACTAGACCCCGATGATCCAACCCCCGTGAATAAAGAAGCTCTTAACGCTGAACGCAATAGTCAAACAGCCGGTGTGAGAAATCTAGTCCTCAGTGGATATCACCCGGATGATTCAGCAGAAGCAATGCAGCTTCCCCAAATGCGGTGGGTGGGAATCCCACAGCCTGGCCAACCGGCTAAGGATGAAGAGAATGACAATGCAACTGCCGACGCACTTTTTAATCGATAACAGGAGGGAGGGAAAATGCGACCAGGAAAGCGGTTGTTAAATCAAAGGGCTAAGATCCTTGATAAGATCCGTAATGAGGATCCTCAGCTTGCTAATGCGCTTACCAATCTGAAATTGGATTGGTATCGGGTGAGGAATTCGGCGGATGGAGAGACGGCTGATCTCTACATCTACGATGAAATTGTCCCGGCTGCAATTGCAGAGTGGTTCGGCGGTGTGTCTGCGGAAGGGCTCATTGAGCAGTTGAGTGAGATTACCGCGAGCACTATCAATGTCCGAATTAATTCGCCTGGTGGTTCGGTTTTTGAGGCTATCGCTATTTACAATACGTTGGTTAGTCACTCGGCGGTAATCAATGTGTATGTGGATGCTTTGGCAGCTAGTGCGGCGAGTGTTGTCGCAATGGCAGGCGACAAGATCACGATGATGGTTGGATCGCAGATGATGATCCACGATGCTATTGGGATCGAAATGGGTAACGCGGCTGAAATGCGCGCCATGGCTGATTTCCTCGATAAGCAATCAGATAACATTGCTTCCATTTATTGTGCAAAGGCGGGTGGAGACAATGCTGATTGGCGAGCAATTATGCTTGCTGAAACGTGGATGTTCGCGGATGAGGCAGTAGAGCTTGGGTTGGCAGACGAAATTTACTCGGCTGACAAACCAGAAGAGGAAGAGACTCAAGAGGACGAAGACGCCGAGACTCCCGATGAGCAGCAGCAAGAGGAAGAGGAAGGAACAGAGGAACCGATTCCCGAAGAGGATGAAGAAGATCCGGAGAATTTGATGAATCGCAAACATTCTCTGGTGAATCGCGGTTTTAAGTACGCTGGACGCCGCCGTGCTCCGCAACCTGTAAATACCGCACAACTGTCTACAAGAGATATTGATCGGCTACTTGCCAATTGGTGAGAGAGGAAGTGAGTAATGCCTGACACGATTACAATTCCTGAGAATGAAGATCAGCTTAGGGAAACGCTAACTAACAAGCGTGCGATGAGTGAACTGCTTAAGGATCCGGATAAGTTTACCAATTTCGTTAACGACCATGTCAAGCTCCGTCTCTCAAAAGACCCCGCTATTCTTGGCCAGGTTAGTGAGCAGCACGAACAGTTTATGATTAATTGGCTTCGTGACCACACCAATGAAGATTTGGACGTGGTGGCCAAGCGGCTGAATTTGGACAATCCTGGTGCCCGCAATCGTGTTCGTCCGAATACGGTGTACAACAAGAAAGCTGCCGGGGCTCCACACGATGGAATGTTCGCTAGTGCGGCTGATCTCGTTTACTCGATTTATAATGAGTCTTGGAAGGATGAGCGCACGGCGGCTAACCTTGGCACGCTGAAGAATGCGCTTTCTAGTCTCAAGCCTAGTGACGGTGGCTTCCTCATTCCGGAGATCCTCCGGGCGGAATTGCTCCGTGTTGCGCTGGAAAATGCAATTGTTCGTTCCCGTGCTCGCGTTATTCCTATGGACAGTCTCACTGTTCCGTTCCCTACTGTGGACAGTACTTCCAACGTGTCCAGTGTGTACGGTGGCGTTACGGGTTACTGGACTGAGGAAGGAGCGACCCTCACTGAGTCCAAGCCGCGTTTCGGTCGTGTTGAATTGCGAGCCCAGAAGCTCGTTCTTTACACCGAAGTCCCGAATGAGCTTTTGCAAGACGCCAGTCCATCACTTGCTGCATTCATCGGCGATATTTTCCCTGAAGCTATCGCCTGGTTCGAGGATGTGGCATTCTTCGTCGGTGGTGGAGTTGGTGAGCCTCTCGGCTTCCTGAATGCGCCGTGTGCGGTTAACGTTGACCGTACGGGATCTAGCTCCGGTACCGTTGTGTGGGCCGACATTGTAAACATGTATGCCCGGATGCTTCCGCAGTCTTTGCGGAATGCTGTCTGGATTGTTTCTCCGGACACCCTCCCCGCACTGTTCCAAATGGTCATGACCGGTGGTACTTCTCCAATCATGCTTGGTGGCCAGGCTGGTTTTGCTACTGGTTCAGCTGCTCCGCCTATGACCATGCTCGGTCTCCCGATTATCGTTTCGGAGAAGGCGCGTACGCTTGGAACAATTGGTGACGTTAACCTGGTGGACTTCGGTTTCTACTTGATCGGTGATCGCCAGGCAATGAGTGCCAAGCAGTCGGAAGATTACAAGTTCCAGAGTGACGTTACCGCCTTCCGTGTGACTGAGCGGCTTGACGGTCGCCCGTGGCTGCTTTCGCCCATCACTCCGCAGAATGGCAGCGCTAACACCCTTTCTCCGTTCGTTAAGCTCACTACAGCGTGAGGAGAATTAATTATGTGGCTTAAGCTGAAGAATGGTAATTATCATCTTCTTGAGTCAGACCTTTCGTTGGTGGTAGATGGCGGTGATGTCAAGGGTTACCGTGTTGGGATTCAGCGGTCTAATGTGTTCCCTCCTGTTGCAACTGTTCAGGACGGGTACGCAACTCGTGAGGATGCGCAAGCGGCACTTGATGAACTGATGGATAATTCGGACTTGGAATACTCCATTGTCCAGCCTCCGGTTCAGCCTGAGGAATTAGCAGCAGAGTAAGGAATAATCATGCTCGCTATTGTTGCTGCAATTGTTTTTTTCTTGGCTGTATTCGGTGTGAAGCTTGGAGAATTGAATGTAGTTGCCTTAGGTTTGGCAATTATGGCGCTCCACTTTGTGGTTCCCTTGGGAGACACATACATCAAGCGAATTCGTTCACCACGAGAATAGAAAGGAATTAGACGTGCGTTCTTTGGGTTTTGTCACCGACTACACAGTCGGAATTAACCCCGTTGCTGATATCGCGGCGGGTGCCAACACGGGTAAGCGCGTTCACATGCGTAATTACGATACGCTTGGTGTGCTTTTCTTCAAGAATGCGGCCAGTGCCGGCACTGACACCGTGATCATCACTCTTCAGGAGCACAACGCCAACACCGGCGGTACTTCACAGAACTTGGCCGCCATCACGGATTGGTATTACAAGTCCACTGCTGCTGCTCTCGCGGGTACTGAGGCATGGACTGAGGTTACTCAGGCAGCAGCCGCTACGCTTTCCATGGCGGATGCCGGCCCGATTAAGGCAGCTAACCAGGCAATGGTTTATTTCGATGTGGAAGCGGGGGCCCTTTCGGCTGGCTTTGAATGGCTTTCTGTTAACATCGCTGACCCTGGTTCTGGTGGCACCATTCTTGGTGGAGTTTTCTATATCATGAGTGGATTGAAGATGCAACGTCGGCCAGATCTTCTCGCTCAGCCGAATGCGTAAAGGAATCAAATGGCTAAGTCAACGCATTCTCAGGAGATTCTCACGGGGACTCCTGATAGTTACACCGAACACGAGACTACCGATCCTGATCCGGTAATTCGCAGGGAAATGTTGGGCGGTGATCCGTCATCGACGGCAGTTGGTATGGGCTCCTTGGAATCATCCGAGAACGAGAAGAAACCAAACGACAGCGAGACGCCAGACCTCCAATCGCCTGCCCAGTTGACGGAGAGCCCCTCCAAGGGTACGGAGATACAGGAGCACTCCACTGTAGATATGACGGTTGGCGGTGGCCAGAAAACGACGCCACGGCGATCAAATAAACAATCGGCTCGTTCTCGTACGGTGAAAGACGAATTTGACTAGGGGGAATTAATAGTGGATATGGGGAGGGTAGCCCGGACCCCGCAACCCTCCCCGTTTCCATCCTACTAGTAGGCAGGACAATCCGTGCGTGACAACAAGAACCGAAAGAGCAATCGCAATAGGAAAAGACTTAGTGCTATTCTTGGGAGGTTTGGCTGGTATCTTTTATCAGCAATTGACAGGAAACGTAAATTTCGTTTTCCTAGCAATCTTCACAGCGATGACTGGCGTTCCTGGACTTACCAACTTAATATCGATTTTGCGTGGGCCGGTTATAGGATCGGAATCACAATCGCAAGCGCAGCAGCCTTTGGAATCGGAGTCGGGCAACTCTACTTGAAAATGAATGGAATAAATTAATGAATGAAAGGAGATTACCTCATAATAAAGGAATCATTTATGCAGTGCTAATTTCCCTAGCAGCTTCAATTGTTGCAGCAGTAGTTTGCATAGTCTACACGGGAATTGTGGATAGAGAAAGTAATCAGCAATGGTGCGATTTAGTTGTTTTACTTGACAAAACCTATATCGAGACTCCGCCAACCACAGAAATAGGAAGAAAGGTAGCTGAGGCTATGCACACCCTACGTATTCGATTTGAGTGCTAATGCAGTGGGGAACTATTGCAGGAATGATCACAGCAGCAGCTACATTGGTTACGGCGATTGGAGGACTGCTGTTGGCTATAAAAGTAATCATGCCAACGCATAAGATAGTTAATCAGCAACGAACGGACATGCTTCGATTTCAAACGGTCTTGATTAACACCCTTTCAGAGCACGGAATTGCTATACCTGAAGATCAAAGTAAGCTAGATATATAAAGAGAGGAGGAAAGATGTGGGAGCCAGATTATGTGACCCTAGCACAGATGAAAGTCTACTTAGGAATTGAAACGTTAGACACGGCGGATGACATCGCAATTGGGTATGACATTACCGCTGGTTCTCGTTCCGTAGATTTGGTGTGCAGCACCCTTCATAATGGATTAGGAGCTAAACGCCAGTTTGGTTTAGTGGATTCTGCCGAAGCACGATATTATACGCCACGGTGGGACTCCAAACTTCTTGCTTGGGTGGTTGAAATTGATGATCTCTCCGCTACTACTGGTCTAGCTATACAAGTAGCTCCCGGCAACACCCGGAGTTACACAGAGACTATTACTGATTATATTCCTAGGCCAATGAATGCACTTGTTCATAAACGAGTGTACACACAGCTTTTGATTAATAACACGTCAAGTGTCCAGCCTGACTATTTTGAAGATTCCGTCAAGATCACTTCTGATAAATGGGGGTGGGCTGCTGTTCCCTCTGTGGTTATTAGAGCTACCTTTATTCAAACACACCGAATTAACAAGCGTCGTACAAGTCCCTTAGGTAAATCTGGCTCTCCGCAGAAGGGTACACAACAGCAGTTGTTAGAAGATATTGATCCTGATGTAGTTGAGATGCTTAAGAGTTATGTAAAATTGGGACGGACGCCGTGATCATCGAAAATGTAATGGACGAGATTGGAACTCAATTAGACACTATTTCAGGATTACGAGTTAAGCCTTATGAGGCAGACGAAATCGCGGTTCCTGCTGCGCTAGTGAGCTTGCCAGGACTTATTGATTATCAGACTACTTTCGGTCCAGGGTTTTGTAGATTTGGAATTGAGATCACAGTCTTGGTGTCTAAAGTGGATGACCGTATTAGACGCAAGCAGATTGCTCCTTATGGAGATACCACAGGGGCTAAATCGATCCGCTATGCCCTCGAATCTAAGGCCAGTTGGAATTCATTTGATAGTTTGGAAGTCCAAAATGGACGGTTCACGGTTGTTGGGATAGCCGACGATGCGGGGGGAAGTAATAACTATCTTGGTTTTGTTGTGCTAGTGGATATTCTCGCTCGAACGTAGGAGAAGGAAATGGCAGGAAACCACAGTCGTTTAACAGTTGTTAAGATTGATGCGGTTGACATCTCTGCTTATACAAATACGGCGGAAATGTCTGATGAAACCGATATGAATGAAACCACCTGTTTTGGTGCCGTTCGTAAAGCTTATGCCGCTGGTCTGGGAGACGGCACTTTCACAATCGGTGGGGTACATGACAACGGCGCCACTGGGCCAAGGAAAAAGCTTAAGGCAGTCAAGGCTGGACTTGTAGCTGTTGTTTTTCTTTACCAACCGAACGGAACAGGAACAGGTAAGCAGCAATCATCGGTGAGTGTGTTTGTTAAATCCTATGTGGACACATCAGCAGTCCAGGATGTAGTGCGGTGGAAAGCAGTTTTGCAAATGACGGGTGCGTTGGACGAAACAGATCAGACGTAATCTAAGAGGAGAAGGAAATGGTTAAGA